ACGATCCTGGCTGCCGTGCGCACGGCGCTGACCGGCACCACTGGCGTGAGCACGCGGATCTACCGCACGCGGGTGGAGCCGATCGCGCGCGAGGAGAGCCCGGCGATCGTGGTGGAGCCGCTGAACGACACCGCGAGCCAGAACACCAGCCTGCCGACACTGGACTGGGCGATGACGGTGCGGGTGACCGTGATCGTGCGCGGGGCGGTGCCCGACCAGCAGGCAGACCCGATCGTGGAGAGCCTGCACGCCAAGCTGATGGCCGATCTGACGCTAGGCGGCTACGCGATCGACATTCAGCCGATCGGCGTCACCTTCGTGTTCACAGAGGCGGACGGCGCCGCTGGTGAAATCCAGTGCGACTATCGTGTGCTCTATCGGACCTCTGTGGCAAATCTCGCGAGCTGATCATGGCTACGATGGTGGATGAATACTGGGGTCAAGGCGGGACTTACCTGCTGGACCCCAAAACCGGCAAGCGGAAGCTCATCGAGCGGACGGAGCCGGCCCAACCCTCCCAACCTGACGAGGTAGAGAGCAATGCCGCTCCTGAGCCGCAAACGCCTGATCCTGGCGAAGACTGAATCTACCTACGGCACGGACCCCAGCCCGACCGGATCGGCGAACGCCATCCTGGTGCGGAACCTGGAGATCACCCCGCTGCAGGCTGAGACTGTTAGCCGCGACCTGATCCGCCCCTATCTGGGCGTGAGCGATCAGCTGCTGGCGCAGACCCGCGTCGAGGTGACTTTTGAGGTGGAACTGGCCGGCTCCGGCACGGCTGGCACTGCTCCCGCCTACGGCCCCGTGCTGAAGGCCTGCGGCCTGTCTGAGACCGTGGTGGCCACCACCAGCGTGACCTACGCGCCGGTGAGCGCAACCTTCAGCTCGGTCACCCTCTACTTCCACAACGACGGCATCCGCCACAAGGTCACCGGCTGCCGGGGCAGCTTCCAGATGAACGCGGCCGTGGGGCAGATCCCCACTATCGCGTTCACGATGACCGGCATCTACAACGCGCCGACCGATGAGAGCCTGCCCAGCCCGACCTACGCCAACCAGGCTGCACCGCTGATCTTCAAGAACGGCAACACCTCGAACTTCTCCGCCTTCAGCTATGCCGGCTGTCTGCAGAGCCTTGAGTTCAACGTGGCCAATGAGATCGTCTACCGCGAGCTGGTCGGCTGCACCAAGGAAGTGCTGATCACTAACCGCGCCCCCAGCGGCACCTGCGTGATCGAGGCCCCGAGCATCGCCACGAAGGACTTTTTCACGATTGCCAACGGTTCCAGCACCGGCTCGATTACCTTCCAGCACGGCGGCACGGGTGGCAACATTGTCACGTTCACCACGGCTCAGTCCGACATCGGCAGCCCGACCTACTCTGACCAGGACGGGATTCAGATGCTCAACCTGCCCTACCTGGCCATTCCGACCAGCGCCGGCAACGACGAACTGAGCCTCGCCTTCACCTGATAGGAGCCCGCCACATGGCGTTTGTTCTCAAGCAGTCCGACACCTACACCTGGCCGGTCGCCTTCGACGTTCCCGTTGATGGTGGCCGCCACGAACGGCAAACATTCGACGGTGAGTTCAAGCGCCTGCCGCAGAGCAAGATTGGCCCGATGGTGGCTGAGCTGCAGCGGCTTGAGGATCTAGGAGATCTCGAGCGCATCACCGAGATTTCGGCTGATGTTTTGGTGGGTTGGTCTGGTGTGACCGGCGACGACGGCAAGGAGATTCCCTACAGCCAGAAGGCGCTAGAGCAGCTGCTCGAGGTGCCGTTCTTGGCCGTGGCGGTACTCAAGGCCTACATGGACAGCATCAAGGGAGCCAAGAGAAAAAACTGACAGAGGCCGCCGAGCACTGGGCCGGTGGCGGCGTCATAGACGAAACGCAGGCGGATGCGGCGGCCTTTGGCATTGCTTTACCAGCGGAGCCTACCAGCGATTTTGAGGTGTGGGAGGAGAACTGGCCAGCGGTGGAGATGTTCCTGCGTTGCCAGACGCAGTGGCGCACCACGATGAACGGCGTACTGGGCTTCGATTATGGAGCCGTGGCGTGGCTCTTTAGACTGTATGCAGTGGAAGACCCGCGCGCGCTGCTGGAGGATCTGCAAGTGATGGAGGCCGCGGCGATGATGACGCTCAACAGCCGGAGCAGCTGACATGGCAATGAACATGGAGGCCATGCTCCGCATCAAGGCCGACGTTCAGGGCGAGAACAACATCAGGCGGCTTGGCAACTCCATGCAGGGGCTGCAGGGGCAGGCCAAGAACGCTGCGATGGGCTTCAACAGCTTGAAAGGCGCGGTGGCGGGCTTCGGCGCGGCGATCGCTGGGAGCGCCATCGTGGGCGGCCTGACAGCGGTTGTGAAGAAGTCGATCGATGCAGGCGATGAGCTATTCAACCTGCAGGCCAAGACAGGCGTGGCAGCCAGCGCGCTGATCGGCATCGGCAACGCTGCCAAGCTGGCCGATGTGGATGTGGCCACGCTGGGCAAAGGCCTGACAAAGCTGAACGTAAATCTGGTCAAGGCCGCGGAAGGTAACGAAGACCTAGCGCGCAAGTTTAAGGCTTTGGGCGTCAGCGTGAAGGATGCCAATGGCCAGGTGGTGCCAGCTGATAGGGCGCTGAAGGAGATTGCCGATCGCTTTGCCGACATGCCGGACGGTGCGCAGAAGGCCGCGGCCGCGGTGGCACTTTTCGGCAAGTCAGGATCAGATCTCATCCCGCTGCTGAACGAAGGCGCGGCCAGCATGGAGAAGTTCACCTACAAGGTGGGCGAGGACTTTGCGGCCCGTTCTGATCTTTTCAACGACACAATCACCGAGCTGGGCATCAAAACCAACGGCTTCGGGCTGGAGCTGACCGACGCGCTGCTGCCGGCGCTGCAGTCGATCCTTGAGGTGTTCGGTGATCTATTTGACACTGAGAACGACTGGACCGCGCTATTCGATGTTATCAAGGTCGGGCTTCGCAGTGTCGCAACCGTCCTGTATGCAATGATCAAGCTGGTTGATCAATTCACAAAGGCAATTGTTTATACGTTCGACGCTATCAGCAAAGCAATACAAGGCGACTTTGAAGCGGCTGGACTGGCGCTAAGCGAAGGCTTTGGCGCTGGACTTGAGCAGGCAAAGCGAGACTTTGAGCAGATCCAGAAGCTGTGGACAGATGCCCCTTCGCCCGGCACTGGTAGGCGCACTGGCGGCCGGAATATGGCGCTTGATACTACCGACGCAGACAAGCGTGCCGACGCCGAGGCTCGCAAGGCAGCAGCTGAAGCGAAGCGCGCGAGAAACGAACAGGAGCGGCTCGAGGAGCGCCGCGCCAGCCTGGCCCAGAAGGCAATCGCCCTGCAGGATCAGCTGCGCAACAGCATCGCCGACGTGGCCGCTGCTTACGAAGGCGTGGGGGCGTCACCTGCTGACCAGCTGTTCCTAGATCGCAATGCGGCGATCACGGAGAACGATCGGCGGGTGAAGCAGCTCACGATGAGCGTGGTTGAGCTGGCGCGTGAGATCAATGCAGCCGGTGGGGCGATAGACGTGAAGCCATTCGCTGATCTGATCGATCGGCTGTCTGCAGCCAATGTTGCGCTGGCTGATAAGGAATATCAGCAAGGCATGAAGGAGCTTGGCGAGCGGGCATCTGAGGCCGCAATCGGCCAGCTGGAGTTCGTTGACGCAGTAGAGGCACAGACAGGCGCGCTGGCGGGCGCACGCAATGGCATCAGCGAATATCTGAAAGATATTGGCACGCTGAGCGAGAACATCAGCAACGTGGCCAAGAATGCCTTCAATGGGCTGGAAGATGCGATCGTCAGCCTGACGATGACTGGCAAGTTCAGCTTTAAAGACTTTGCGCTGTCAATCATCGAAGATTTGACGCGGATGGTGACGCGGATGCTCATCATTGCGCCGATCCTGCAATTCATCCAGAGCCTGATTCCCGGCGGTGGCCTCAACCTGAGCGGCGCCAAGGCGCTTTCATCCGGCAAGATCACTCCCGGCGGCATCTTCGCCAACGGCGGCATCATGACCGGCGACGGCCCGATGCCCCTGCGCAAGTACGCGGCCGGCGGCATCGCCAACAGCCCGCAGCTGGCCATGTTCGGCGAGGGCTCGATGCCCGAGGCCTACGTGCCCCTGCCTGATGGCCGGCGGATCCCCGTGGCGATGAAGGGCGGCGGCGGTGGCACCAACGTCACCGTGAACGTGGACGCCACCGGCAGCCAGGTGCAGGGCAACAGCGGTCAAGGCGAGCAGCTGGGCCGCGCGATCTCGCAGGCGGTGCAGAATGAGCTGGTCCGCCAGAAGCGGCCCGGCGGACTGTTGGCGGCTTGATCATGGCGACCTTCACCTTCACCCCCAGCTTCGAGGCCACCGAGTCGAGCCAGCCGCGCGTCAACCGCTTCAAGGCCGGCGACGGCTACGAGCAGCGGGTGCGCTTCGGCCTGAACACCAACCCGAAGGAGTGGGATCTGACCTTCTTCAACCGCACCGACACCGAGCGCGATCAGATCGCAGCCTTTCTCGATGCACGCGGCGGGGTGGAGAGCTTCGACTGGACGCCACCCCGTGGCACGGCTGGCAAATACGTTTGCGACAGCTGGCAGATCACGCTGAGCAACTGCAACAACAACCAGCTGCGCGCCAAGTTCCGCGAGGTGTTTGAGCCCTGATGGCTGTCCCCGTCTCTGACCTTCAGGCGATCGCACCCAGCGCCGTCATCGAGCTATTCGAGCTCGAGCTGAACGCGACGCAGCACGGCGTGGCAGACACCTATCGCTTCCACGCTGGCACCAGCCTGAACAGCAACGGCGAGCTGATCTGGAACGGCCAGAACTACCTTCGCTTCCCGATCGAGGGCGAGGGCTTTGAATACAGCGGCAACGGCCAGCTGCCACGGCCGAAGGTGCGGGTGAGCAACATCCTCGGCACCATCACGGCGCTGCTGCTCAGCCTGCCTGATGGGCTCGAGGGCGCGAAGCTGACGCGCATCCGCACGCTGGCGCGCTACATCGATGGCGGCAACTTCCCCGGCGGCACCAACCCCTACGGCACGCCAGATCCGACCGCGGAGTTCCCGCGCGAGATCTACTACGTGGATCGGAAGGTGGCCGAGACGCGCGACGTGGTGGAGTTCGAGCTCGCGGCATCGTTCGACCTGGCCGGAGTGCGAGCACCCAAACGGCAGTGCATCGCGAACATCTGCCAGTGGGTCTACAAGTCGGCGGAGTGCGGCTACACCGGCGGCTTGGCCACCTGCGAGAAGACGCTCGATGCCTGCAAGGCGCATTTCGGCGCGACCGCTGATCTGCCGTTTGGATCCTTCCCCGGCATCGGCACCTACACCGTCTGATCATGACCTGGCGCACCGCAGCACTCGATCACGCCAAGGCCGAGGATCCCCGCGAGGCCTGTGGCCTGCTGGTGGTGGTCAAGGGGCGCGAGCGCTACTGGCCGTGCCAGAACCTCTCCACTGGCACCGATCAGTTCATCCTGAGCCCCGACGACTACGCGGCCGCCGAGGATGCCGGCGAGATCATCGCGGTGATCCACAGCCACCCCGTCACCCCGCCGAATCCCAGTGGGCCGGATCTGGTCGCGTGCGAGAACAGCGGGCTGCCCTGGCACATCGTCAACCCGAAGACCGAAGCATGGGGCGGCTGCGAGCCATCGGGCTACAAGGCGCCGCTGATCGGCCGTGAATGGGCGTGGGGCGTGACCGACTGCTGGACGCTGGCGCGCGACTGGTGGCAGGCGCAGGGCCTGCAGCTGCCCGACTGGGAGCGGCCGCTGACCCCGCAGGATTTCGAGGCGGCGCCGATGTTCGATGGCTGCTGGAAGGCTGCAGGCTTCCGCGAGCTAGACGATGAGGATGAGCTGCAGATGGGCGATGCGCTGCTGATGAGCATCAGCGGGCCGGGCCTTAATCATGTCGGCGTCTACATCGGCGACGGCCTGGTGCTGCATCACATCCGCGGCAGGCTGAGCAGCCGCGACCTCTATGGCGGGTGGCTGCAGAAGTGCACGGGCCGGCGGTTACGCCATCCCGAGTTCACTACGATGGGTGGAGGCTGAGCGGGGCCATGCTGCGCGAGATCCGGGTCTATGGGCGGCTGGCAAAGTTCCTCGGCCGACGCGTGTTCCGCGCGGAGGTGGCGACCGCTGCTGAGGCGGTGCGGTTCCTGCTGGCCAACTTCCCGCAGCTCGAGAAGCACATGGCCGACCAGCACTACCGGGTGAGCGTCGGCGGCTATGACCTGAGCCTCGAGGAGATCCACGACCCGGCCGGCCAGCAGCAGATCAAGATCGTGCCCGTGCTGGCAGGGGCTGGTGCGGTGGGGCGGATCATCGCCGGCGTGGCGCTGCTGGCCGTTGGCTTCCTGGTGCCAGGTATCGGTGCGCTCGGCGTCCAGCTGCTGGTGGGCGTCGGCGCCTCCCTGGTGCTCGGCGGCGTGGCGCAGCTGCTCACGCCGGTGCCGAAGGTGCCGCAGGGCGCGGCATCGAACACCGACCAAGACCCGCGCAAGTCCTACAGCTTCTCCGGCATCCAGCAGACCAGCCGCCAAGGCGTGCCCGTGCCCGTGGTCTACGGCGAGACGCTGGTGGGCTCGGTGGTGATCTCGGCCGGCGTTGACACCGTGCAGGTGGCGGGATGAGCAGGATCGTCGGCGCAGGTGGTGGCGGTGGTGGCGG